GAACGCGATGGCCCTGACCACGCAAAAATGACAAACGCGGTTCTTGCGGTAGAACATAAGAATGTGGTCCTCGTGAATGAATGGGCGAAGGCCAACCCGCGCTGTCTGAATAGCACTACCCGAGAGAATGATAAATATATAAAAATGTCGAGGATTGTAACGGATGGAGAGAAGGAGGGGAACATCGATAAGGTGATACGGAAAGTAGCAAAGAGCGTGGCGATTGAAAAGGGAGGCGCGACGATTGAAAATTCATAAGGTCGGAATTCCTTCTTTTCCGCCGAAAATATTCGCTTCAATATTATAAAAATCCGATGCGTTTGGGAATCAGAATTTTATGTTTCAAGGACAAAACCGCCGAAAATATTCGCTTCAAAAACCGGTTTTTTTCAAAAGTTTGGATTCTTGGCATCCGCCAAATCATGTTTCAAGGACAAAACCGCCGAAAATATTTCGTTCAAAACCGCCGAAGGCAATAATAAACGAAGGATTTAGACCCCCTATTTTTGGACATTTTTCCGACCGTCCAAAAATGTCCATTTTGCCGTTTGCGCGCCGTCAATTTTAAACATGAAATGCAAAACACCAAAAAACCGGGTTGTGACCGTTATGCTCTCAAAACGTGTTTTCGACCCTAAAAAACTGTGACTGAACTTTTTTTGGGGGGTCGGCGGCGTGCGTCCATTTTGAGGGGTTAAAATCGGACATTTATGTATAGGATAGATAAGATTACTATAAGATTCTTATAAGATTATTTTATAAGATTTAGGATAGATAAGATTACTATAAGATTCTTATAAGATTCTTATAAGATTATGCCCAAAACATATATTGATTATTCCAATACTATTATTTACAAAATATCATGTAAAGATGAAACGATTAGTGACGTGTATGTAGGATATACCACTAATTTTGTCCAGAGGAAATATGCGCATAAGGTTTGTTGCACAAACAATACAACTAACACAAGCAATTGTAAGTTGTATCAAGTGATAAGAAATAATGGTGGCTGGGATAACTGGAAAATGGAAATAATCGACGTTATTACCTGTAATGACATGTATGATGCGAAAAAGAAAGAACAAGAGTATGTGGTATTATTACAAGCCAACTTAAATAGTGTTGAACCGCTACCTCACCCCCGAAGAACAAATTATCGTTTTTATTGTGAAAAGTGTAACTTCAAATGCTCTAAACAAAGTATATATTACAAGCATTTAGATACAATAAAGCATCAACAAGATAAATCGATATCAAGCACAATGAACTATGAAACAAACACCGAGGCAGACCCAGACCCCGAACCAGAAAAATATACACCAGATGAAACAACCCAGCCAATAACACGTGATGAATATAATAACATTTTACATTTATTACTCGATTTGAAACACAAAGATAAATCAACAAATGAAGAATATAACGACGATAATGATATATATCCGAAACAAAATATTAAGATATCTTTGGCTGAGACATCACAGTTGATGAGTGATAATAATATACAAAATAAACTAATACTTGAACTAATCAAATCAAACACTCAATTACAAAACCAAATGTATGAAATATGTAAGTCATCACAAGCATTAACAACGAATAATATTACCGCATCTACAATACATGATAATTCCACTACTACCAACAGCACCACCAATAACAACAACAATACCTTCAACATGAACATGTTCCTTAACGAGAAGTGTAAAGATGCGATGAACATGAAAGACTTTATTGATTCCATCCAGTTGAACATGACCGACATGGAGAATATGAACCGTCTTGGCTATGTCGAGGGCATGTCGAATATCTTTATCAATAACCTCCAGAAAACCGACCTATACAAGAGACCTGTCCATTGTAGCGACGTCAAGCGCGAAACCTTATACGTCAAGGAAAACAACCAGTGGGAACGCGATGGCCCCGACCACGCAAAAATGACGAACGCGGTTCTTGCGGTGGAGCATAAGAATGTGGTCCTCGTGAATGAATGGGCGAAGGCCAATCCGCGCTGTCTGAATAGCACTACCCGAGAGAATGAGAAATACATCAAGATGGCCAAGATTGTAACCGACGGAGAGAAGGAAGGGAACATCGATAAGGTGATACGGAAAGTAGCAAAGAGTGTAGCGATTGAAAAGGGAGGCGCGACGATTGAAAATTCATAAAAACACATAAAAACAATCGCGGTGATTACTATAAATTACGCCCGCACCGAGACCCACCACATCCGCGATGACAGACGAAACTACCACCACACCCACCACCACCCCCGCCAAAGTCGCGATTCCAAAAGAAACAGTCACGCGACTTCTCCGCGATATTCGCGATGTAATGACCGACCCTACCTTACGCGAATGCGGTATTATCTATCGCCATAGTGAGACCGACCTCCTTACCGGATATGCGTGTATCGTGGGTCCAGCCGACACCCTCTATTTCGGTGGCTACTACTTCTACCTCTTTAAATTCCCTACGAATTATCCACATTCCCCACCGGTTGTCAGTTTTATTACAAATACCGGAAATATACGGTTCCACCCCAATTTTTATGCCAACAAGAAGGTCTGTGTTTCAATCGTGAATACATGGCGAGGCGAGCAATGGTCGGGATGTCAGAATATTCGGTCTGTTTTAATGACGTTTCAGTCGCTCCTTGATAAAGAGCCTCTTCTTCATGAACCAGGTGTTCGTAAAGAGCACAGCGATTTTGTGTCCTATCACATGATGGTTGAATACTATAACTACAAATTCGCATGCTTGACACTAATGAAGGAACTTACAACACATGTCACGATAGAACCGGCACTTGTGGCCGACTTCACGGAGTTTATGAATGTCACGTTTCGAGAGAATAAGGGACGTATTCGAGAGATTTTGGTAGAACGAATGAAACGATACCCCGACCGTAAATCCATATTCATAGGGTTGTATGGCGGAATTCATACCGTTATCGCATATGATACGGTTATGAAGGATTACGAAACGCTGGTCGCTACCGAATAAGAAAAGTATTTTATATGATACACTCTTGCCTTAAATTGAAATGAAATAAATGTATCTACAATATACATAGTAGTCTCGATTCTCGAAATTTAAGAGATGCATTTCTGTTCTGTATGTGCCAACATGTATTATATCAGTATTACCCCCGAAAATGAACTTCAGTATTACTGCCGGAACTGCGGGAATATTGACGACACGATTGCGGCGGATAACATTTGTGTCTCGAAAGTCAATATAAAACACACGACGACCCAACAATCATTCTCTCAGGTCGTCAATAAATATACGAAGTTTGACCCGACGCTTCCTCGTATTCATACAATTCGCTGCCCGAACGATGAATGTCCAAGTAATGCGAGCGCGGGCGCGGACGCGGGCGCAGCAGGCGCGGCGGGCGAAAAGAAGAAATCGAAAAACGAAATCATATACGTCCGTTATGACGACACAAATCTCAAATATGTCTATTTATGCGCCAAATGCGACAAAGTGTGGAATACAGAACAACAATAAATTGAAACATAATAAAGTGTGAATAATATATATATACACTTTATGATGTCGAGTGGAATTCCGAGTTTGCCTAAAAAACAGTTGTTGCGCGGTGAAGGAGCCGATGCCGATGCCGATTCTGATAATGAAGATGCCCCAGTGATTCAAGAAGAAGATGATTCCGATGCGGAGTCGGCCGCTGCGGGTTCGGAAATGAACGAAGATACGGATGACGACGACACGACAGCCGGAACGCTTACATCGGGAGAAGAAGATGAAAGTGATGAAGGGGGGGCGGCCGGAGCAGGAGCAGGAGCAACAGGAGCGAATAATAGTGGCGATGAAGACGACGGTAGCGGTGCCGAGAACGCAGATGATGATGATTACGCAGAAGAAGGAGCCGGAGCAGGAGCAGCAAAGAATAAGAAAAAGCGATCTGGGCCTGCGGCGGCGACATCCCGACGTAAAAAAAACATGGAAGACGACATGACGCTACTTGGTGTTCCTCATGGAATTCAGTTTGATGACGACGAAGAAGATGATGAAAGTTCCGACGAAGATATAGAATATTTTCAGAAATTGAAGCGGAGTGTTCATGAAAGTTATATCGATACCTATCATCCGGAGTCGATGTCCCACAACTATGACGAAATTCAAACACTTGCGCGAGTGGTTCGGAATAGCGCCGGCGTCATCGTGGATGACTTACATCGCACGATTCCGATTATGACAAAGTATGAAAAAACGAGAATATTGGGTCAGCGTGCCAAACAACTGAATGAAGGCGCACCCGCATTCATCAAAATCGATTCTACGGTGATTGATGGTTACTTGATTGCGGTGAAAGAACTGGAACAGAAAAAGACGCCCTTCATCATTCGTCGTCCTTTACCAAATGGCGGTTCTGAATACTGGCGAGTCCAAGATTTAGAGATATTGTAATCCTATCAGTAGTCATCAAATATAAAGTCGGGGTCGCCGGTAATCGCACGGAGTGCTTGTGTAATGTAGGCTCGTTCTATGGCGTCGGCTTCATAATAGTTCCAATAACAGTCTTGAAGTGTCAGCTCACCGGTATGCTTACTATTACTAACCTCGACATTCATGAAGTGACTTATCGTGCAATAATAAGGACTTATCGGATAATCATTTTTTACAAATACAACTTTGCTGTTGAGATGGGCGAATTCTGGCCTTTTTTCTTGGATGAGGTACGTTTTGCCGACTTTTAGGTCGGCGGGAGCAACAAGTCGGAGAGGTCGCATTGATAGGATGGATTGATGTGTTCGTCGTCTGTGTGCGTCTATGTGTAAAAGTAATCGAACAGAATCAATTTTATGCCTAATCACTATAATAATTCGCAGGTATTATACCTACATAAGGCTTGAATTTGGGGCGTTTGTAAAAGCTATCAATAGAAGAACCGGATGATGAATTCGTCATGGATGTTAGAGGGCTTGAAAGGTCGTCGAATGAATACGGGCTTCTATCTCCTATGTCGAGACCAACGCTTTTGCTACTACTACTATTTTCGCCGTCTTTCACATTTTTATCCGCAAAGCAGCACCCCCCACTACGACACCAACAGCATTTGAAGTAATTTTGTAATGTAGTAAAAAAATTGTCTGTCGCCATCTTTTTACTATACTATACCGATGTATTATCCGTTTATTATGATTATTCATTAACATTTCCACCGTTTTCCGCATTCCAAGCATGTCACGAATGTCGTCATCGGTTCATCCGCCGAACGAGTTTGAAGCTGGTAATACGTGCATTTCTTGGATTTACACTTGTTACACGTGAAGTTGTCAGTGGAAGCCTCAATATTTGGTTCATACTTTTGCTTGTCGCGTATTTTCTTGTCGTCGATAAGCTTTTTCCATTTCTCAGGGCAAATCTCTTGATGCGTCATGAATGCGATTTCATGTGATTTGATATTGCCCGACAGAACCGCACTCGCCACATCTGGTTTCTTTAAATTGATATACACCGAACGTAGGCGGTCAATATAAAGCGTCACAAAAAACGTGTTCGACCACTTTTTCACAATATTGTTCTTTGACGCATGCTGAATCGCCCAGTTGAATATGCCTTTCTCGATATTCGTGGAGAAGGTTTCGATGTCGTCGCCACCACCGCCACCGCCACCGCCACCGCCGTGAGTATGTAATAGACCCGCAATCCGCTTTCGTATTTCAGCACGGAATTGGTCGGGGTAAGCAATCGTCTCGATATTCGACATATTGTATTGTATAATGTAGAATAGATTTCTTTATTCAATTTTTTAGAGATATTCTTCTTCGCTTAATTCCTTTTCACTTTCTTGTTCCACCGGGGGTTCTTCCGCTTGTTTTTTTGTTCTTTTCGTGGGGTTTTTACTGGGTGCTGCCGCCGCCGCTGCCGCCGCCGCTGCCGCCTTTGAATGCGCCCGTTTTTTCTTTACATTTTTCTCGATTACGTGTTTTATTTCATCGGCATCGGCATCGGCATCGACCGCATCAGAATCAATCGGAGATTCAGAAGGAGGTGTTACAGATTCTGTATCGGTTTCCGTAACAAATTCACTTTCGGTTGATTCCGATTTGTTTTTTTTACCGCCACCGGCTTTTGATTTACGACTCCTACGTCCTGGTCGGTCATCACTATCATCATCTACAACAAACCCGTCTTTCAAATATCCGTTTAAGGTTTTATGATAAGCGGGCACCAAATCCAATTCATCGATTTCATTCTCGTCTTCGACAGCCGTTGTAGCAAGGTCTTCAAACCCTCCAAATAAACGCTCGTAGATGACATTCCATATATCACAGGTTAGATTGACCGCGTGCTCTTTATCTACACGCGCGACAAGAGCGATATTTCCATAAAAGATAATTTCATCCACTGGCGGGGGCATCTCATACTTGTTTTCATTCCCGGCGCGTCCATCTGTTTTTGCCCAGACATCGACGTAGATATACTTTGGAACGTGTTCGTCGGCGGTTCCGGTTCCGTCACTGAAACTGAACTTCTTCTTATTCTTGTATTTATACGTATGATAACAACTGAACCCATCCGGATTACGATAACCGCATTTTTTGGAAAGTAATACTGTCAGTTCTTCTAATGTTGTCTCACTACTTGGCGGCTCAACCGACACTTCTGACAGCGTGCCAGTTTTTGAAATAATCACGATTGTCGTTGTGTTTTTTTTGATGGCCATGATAATTTCGTTCGTTGGATAGTGTATAATACTATCCATATATTTCTATATTGTTTATGGATGATGATGTATATGGATGACGACGATGTTATGGATGATACAGATATAAACATACGTCATGCGGTATATATAGCATGATAGCATGGCGAATACCGCAAGCACAGCAAGCACAGCAAGCACAGTTCGACATCAGCGAAAAAATCAAAATGCGCGACAAGCAACGATGATATCCGGATTAAGCACCATTTATCGCAATCAAAGCATGACGCATTCAATACAAACGCATCAACAATCCGAACCACGTATTTTTATGCTTGATATAACGTTGGAAGAGATGAATACGATGTATGCTAAAATTCACGCAATCATCGAAAAGGGGCGTTTGCGACCGAAAGGAACGGAAGTATTTTTCGTATATAAAAAACGAGAACACTTGATATTTAGTGATGACGCCATATATGAAATAAAACGCGGGTCTGGTTCAGCATCGGCATCAGCACCGCCAGTTCTTTCCGAACGAATACCTGTTGATGGCGATGTTACAACTGTCGAACTATCAGTCATGACGGAGTCGGCGTCGGCGTCGGCGTCCAATGAACCTACAAGAGTGGAGTATTCAATCCCATTATTGGTAGATGAGAGTTATTACAAATATATGATGAATCAACATACCGCCGCCACCGCCACCGCCACCGCCGCCACCGCGACGTCTTGGTATATTTCCCCCAATCACATCGTTCATCAATACACGAAAA